CGTGCAGCCCTCCACGCCGTCTGCCGGGTTCGTGACCTACACCATCGGCAATGCAGGAAATCGCGCACTGATTGAGGTGCCTGCCGGATCCGAATTCACGGTCTCAGGCGTGACGCCCTCGAATTACGATAGCATCAATCCGTTCAGCGTGGTTTCGTCGACACGTGGCAGCCTGTCGGGCAACACCAGCACGGTCGTAATCGCCTCAGCTGAAACGGGCGCGTATGTCTCCGGCGGCACGGTCACATTCACCAGCTACGCCACCGGCAGCGCCACGGACTGGTCGCTGGGAAACTGGGGCGAGACGCTGCTCTCCTGCCCGCGCGATAACGGCATCTACCAATGGGATCCGCAGGTCGGTGCTGCAAGCTCCGCCTTGATCCCCACGGCGCCTATTGCCAATCAGGGCATGTTCATCGCCATGCCGCAGCGCCAGATCGTCGCCTACGGGTCGACATACAACGGCATCCAGCAGCCCCTGCTGGTGCGTTGGTGCGACATTGGCAACTACAACATTTGGGCGCCGCAGGTCACAAATCAGGCGGGCTCCTACTTCATTCCCAAAGGGTCTCGCATTGTCGGCGGCATCCAAGGCCCCCAGCAGGGCCTGCTTTGGACTGACCTTGCCGTGTGGGCGATGCAGTATGTCGGTCAGCCGTTCATCTACAGCTTCAATGAGATTGGAACAGGGTGCGGCCTGATTGCGCCGAAGGCTGCCGCATCCATGAACGGCATTGTATATTGGATGAGCCAGACGCAGTTTTTCATGCTGTCTGGCGAAGGCGTTATGCCCATTTATTGCCCTATCTGGGATGTTGTTTTCCAAACAATCAACAACCTAAATAGCGACACTATCAAGAAAATCAGGATTGCCGCAAACTCGCAGTTTGGCGAAGTTACTTGGTATTATCCCACCGTCAATGGTGGCGAAAACACCAACTACGTAAAGTATAACATCAACACGCGGGGTTGGGACTTTGGAACCCTAGACAGGACTGCTTGGATCAATCAGTCCGTTTTTGGTCCTCCAATCGGTTCTAGCTCATCAAACATCATCTATCAGCATGAGGTTTCTCCAAACGCTGATGGCCAACCTATGTCGTCTAGCTTCCAGACTGGCTACTTTGCCATGCAAGATGGCGACTTAAAGTCTTTCGTTGATCTTGTTTGGCCTGATATGAAGTGGGGCTATTACAACCAAACCCCTAGCGCAAATGTGCAGATTACTTTCTATGTCACCGACTACCCAGGCAATACGCCAACGGCGTATGGCCCATATACCGTAACTCAGGCAACTGAGTATTTTAACGCTAGGTTCCGTGGGCGCCTTGTCTCAATCGGCATCTCCAGCAGCGACATTGATAGCTTCTGGAGGCTTGGGAACATTAGGTATAGGCTTCAGCCGGATGGTAAGTTCTGATGAGTGCATCACTTTCGGATATTTTGACGACGCAAAAGAATGGCGTGATTGCCATCAACAATCTTGCGTCCTATCTTCTTAGCGTTTACAATAACATCACCACAGTTCAGCTTTGCCAAACTGCGCTCACCACATCAGTTTCTACGTTATACGCCTCATCTTCTGGGGCAAGTTCACATGTAAACTCTATCAATATCTGTAACACTACGTCTTCTGCAATCAATGTGTATTTGTTTTTTGTGCCTTCTGGTGGCGTTGCCGGAACAGGAAACGCGATATTTTACAACACTGCGGTCCCTGCTGGCACTACCGTTTTGTGGGAAAGCACCCAAATTATTGGGGCTGGGGCGACGATTCAGGGGTATGCGTCGGCTGCCGGCGTCACTGTGACGATATCCGGGGGTAGCTCGACGTGACAATCACCCAATTCCCGCCTCTTGGGTCTGGCTCATCGTCTGCCATCACGGCGCAGATTTCTCAGTTTACGGGCAACACAGTTGACGCTTTCGGGCGGCTTCGTGTCTCTCAGCCGTTCACGCTGTTTGACTCTCAGAGCCGGTTTGCCGCCGATGCGTCATTCAGCTTTGCCACGGCAACAGGCGGCACGGCAACCTACGTCACCAATCAGAGCGCCGTCGCCCTGTCTGTCACGACGACGTCAGGCTCGCAGGTTTTGAGCCAAAGCTACCGCGTCTTCCCCTACCAGCCCGGCAAGAGCCTGCTGACGCTCCAAACCTTCTCCATGGCCTCCGCTCGAACCAACCTAACGCAGAGGGTTGGCTACTACAGCGCTTACAATGGCGCTTATTTGGAGCAGGCGGGATCGCAAGTTTCTTTTGTTATCCGCACCTACACTAGCGGCTCAGTCGATAACTCTCGATTTGTGACTCAAGCCAATTGGAACGGAGACAAGCTGGATGGCACCGGAACGTCTGGATACACCCTAGATATCTCTAAGGCACAGATTCTGTTCATGGACTTTGAGTGGCTTGGCGTTGGGTCTGTGCGGTGTGGGTTCATCATCAATGGCGAGTACATCGTCTGCCACACATTCAACAACGCTAATGACATCTCCAGCGTCTACATGACTACGGCTATTTTACCAGTAAGGTATTCGATCACTACGACCACCGCTGCCGTTGCCGCTTCGATGAAGGCTATTTGCTGCACTGTGATATCTGAAGGTGGTTATGAGGCAACCTCCATCGACCATGTAGCAAGAAGGATAAATGCGACTTCGGGATCAACTATCACAACTTCTTTCTACCCTATCGTGTCGATACGCCAGCAGTTACGCCACCAATCGCGCCGTTCTTTAAAGAATCCTTAAAGCTGTTTCCGGCCAAAATACTTGAGCCAAAGCCGCCAACAAAGCCACTTACTGCGGCAACACCAGCTACTGAGCTAACGCCTAAAAAACTTGCCGCAGCGGGGCCCAAGAAAAAGCCCAAAGCAACAGAAGTAACAATCTTGCCTACGGAAGACTTAGCGAAGTCCTTGACCCCCTTGACTATGCCTTTAACAGCACCAGATATGGCTTTACCAACAGCTTTAAAAGGCTTTGCAAGAGATCTGAACAAACCGTACTCACGTAAACCCGTAGTTGGGTTGATAGTGCCAATACCGCCCATCATTTGAAGCACACGGGCTTCTTGGGGATTGATATGTGCCAGCATGGTGTCCTGACCACGGCCCATACCCTGCATGGCCTGGGCGATCGGACGAAGGTTAGCAATACCACCCATGGCAAAAGCCTGGACTGGTTGGCCACCAGCCTCTGCTTCAACTTGGTCCAAGGCTACCCGTAGGGCGCCAAAGAACATGGGGTCAAACTGCTCGGGTAAAAGCTCTGCAGGGATTCCGTCGGACAACATTTCTTGCCGGATTGCGGGGTAATTTTGTGGATCGCGAAGAATTACTTCGACCATTTGCTGCATGGCATCAATAACTTCCTGGGGAAGCTGTATACCACTCAGGGCTTGCTTTAACTGCTGGACTGCGGCAGGGTCAGCCTGCTCTGCAGCCGATAGCATCTCAGAGCTAAATTCTTTGGGGGATACCTGACTGCGCATCTGCTCAAAGGCAGCCGCTGTTGCCGGGTCAAAGCCCTGTGCCGGTGGTTGTGCTGTGGGTGCTTGCATGCCTCCTGCGGGGAGCGCCATGATTCCTTGGTCTTCCATTTTTATCCTTTCCAGTTTGTGCCAATAGCCGCATAGGGCCGCGCGTCGGGAAAGGACGCGAAAGATTGGCTAATTATGACGTATTTCATCAGTTTCTGTCTATCTCTACGTAAGAGAGATAGAAATTAACGTTGGCCACCGTGGCCGTAACACGGATTTTATCCCCAGCCTCCATGTTTAAAGGCACCCCGTTTAAGGCATCGTATTCACTACGGGGGGATATAACGTGTTGGTCCAAAAGGGTAATCGTAAGCGCCGAGGCTGAATCCACCTGAACGGCAGTGACTTCTGACCGACTAGAGTTGGTGTTTGTAATCCTCAAAGACCTACAAATGGCAGTCGTAGCGGCAGGCACCTCGTATAAAAGGGTGGTTACGTTTGCGCTAGGAATAAGTCTTGATCGTTCGTATTTATTGGCCATGGCTATACCGTTACGTTGACTGTGCCCACATTTCCAGTACCCGAAACCCCCGAAACCGAGAAGCTTAAACTGGGTATTACACTGACCGTGCCCACACGCCCAGTGCCCGAAACCCCCGAAACCGGGAAGCTTGAACTTGGCCCAATCTCACTGATACTGGAGACATATGTCACGGTTAAAATTAAAGAAGGAATAGAAGGGCAAAAGGCCGTGGCAGCCTCTGCCAACAGCACAAGCCCGGTATTACTAACTGCCCACATTAACTCAAAATAGTCCTCGCCATCCAAATCAAGCAAAAAGTTCCAAGCAGCCACGGCAGCGGCTGATGATCCTTGGACCGTGACCTTTGTAGCGGAGGCCCCGATGTTTTGACCGTTGACCCTGGGCCAAATAAAAGCGTTCGCCGCGCCGCCTGATGATTTTTGAAGTTGAGCGGAAAACTGAATATTATAGACGCCGGGTAAGTCCACGTACACACGAGAGGTGTTACTTGGGTCTCTATATATCCCACTAGAAAGCTGTTCTATTTCTAAAGGTAGCGCATAGGCCGTGTTGGTGGCCGCCGCCGTTTGCGTCGTGCGATCTATAAAAGACGCATAGGGCAGAAAAAAGTTTTCTGTGCCATCCAAAACAGAACCAGGGCCCCCTGCTCCAAAAAACCCTAAAGCGCCAAGATTGTCGTTATCAACGGTCGAGGTGTAGGCACTGTTAAGTTGAAGAACGATTTGTTCTAACGAACGTACAAGCTGGTTAATTTGAGACGGGTCATATTGTGCTCCAGCATCCTGCAGACGAACGTTAAGAATTTTGCTCATCTTAGGCCGTCTGGTTGAATATCTACGCGCAAGGTTCCATACCGCCAATTTGTGTTAAGAGCATCACTTTCAATGCCCAAACTTATCTGGCGTCCTCTTGCCCTGGTATCCACCTTTTGCGTAGTCGGCGTAATGATATACGGGTCGAGCGAGGAGGGGCTTGCCGTGGCTTGAGGATATGGTCGCAGCAACAAACGTACCGTGAGATCGCCCACCTGATTTTTGAAATCTGGGATAAAGCGGCGCATATAGAGCATATTGTCACCGTCACCAATATCAAAGTAGCCAGACCGAATATATGCAGTAATAGGCGAACCATTTCCATTGACGCCATCCTCATGGTTGTACAGTAATGATCGACCGGCAGTTAAGCCGTAAATAGTACTTATCGTTGTTTCTGTTGATGAGGCATCAAAATCTGAAGCAATTGGCTTTGGATAAGTACCAATATCGGACCAAGCCGTTCTGGCTAAAGATCCTGTTGACCATACGTTTTCTAAATAGTTATAGCTGACAAATCGATTAATTACGTCTGAGTTGGCAGAACAATAGAACCAAGTTACT